GCGCTCTGCCATGTGCGGAGGGTCAAAGCATTTCGGCACATAGCACCAGTCGCATGGCGCAATGTCATGCGGTCACCTGAGCGGCGCAATGCCGGTCTGGAGTTGATCGATATGGCTCGTGGAGGACACGCGAGGTCTGGCCCACCCCCGGACCCAAACTCTGAACGTTCGGATCTGCGCGGCATCAAGTTCACAGCGTTGCCGTCCGAGGGCTACTCGGGTCCGGTGCCTGACTTTCCCCTGCCGCGCAGGCTGGCGTACTTCGTCACCGAGAAGGTGCGGACGCTCGACGAGGACACCACGGAGATGGTCGCTGACCGCGAGGCCGAGTTGTGGGCGTGGGCGTGGTCTCAGCCTCAGGCGTGGGCGTGGTCGCAGGCGTCTGAGTCGTGGCGTGTGCCGACGATCGCCATGTGGGTTCGGACCTACGTGCTGTGTGAGTCGAGCGAGGCGACGGCGGCCGACAAAGGCAGCCTCCACCGTTTCCAGGACCAGATCGGGCTGTCTCCGGCTGGCCTGAAGGAGAACGGTTGGGCGATCGCCAAGGACGAGGTTGGCGCGAAGCGTGCCGAGTCGAAGCCTGCCCCGTCGAAGGCGGCACCAAAGCGCCGGATGCGGGTCGTGTCCGGTGGCTCTGCCTGAGTATGTCGTCGACTTCCCGACCCTCGGTGACTTGTGGTCGTCGTGGATCGAGCAGCACTGCCATGTGCCTGACCGGCATGAGCGGGGCGCGCCTTTCCGCGAGTACGACTATCAGTTCTGGTGCACTGCGAACATCGGGCGCATCCGTGAGGGCGTCACGTTTGACCCTGCGAGTCCGCCTCTGAATCAGGCGTTCACCTACCGTCGCTGGCAGGTGATCGCGCCGCAGAAGGCTGGCAAGGGTCCGTGGACCGCGGCTCGGGCGATCCTCGCGGCGGTCGGACCGGTGGAGTTCGCCGGCTGGGCTGTCGAGGGCGACGCCTACCGGTGCGAGGACTTCGGCTGCGGTTGCGGCTGGACATACGCCTACCTGGCTGGCGAGCCGATGGGGATGCGTCATCCGTCGCCTCTGATCCAGATCGCGGCGACGAGTGACGATCAGGTGATGAACATCTGGCGTCCGCTGATGTCGATGATCGCGTTGGGTCCGTTCGATGACCTGCTGTTGCCGCGGGGCGAGTTCGTGCGGATCGTGGGCACGTCGGGCGACCGGAACATGGACCGGATTGACCGCGTGACGGCGAGTGCACAGTCCCGGCTCGGTGCCCCGATTTCGGAGGCGCTGCTCGATGAGACCGGGTTGTTCCTGAAGTCGAACAAGCTCATCGAGGTCGGGGAGACCATGCGGCGGGGCGCGGCTGGCATGGGTGGCCGTTCGGGTGAGACGACGAACATGTTCGACCCGTCGCAAGGCTCGTATGCGCAGCGCACGCATGAGGCTTCCGCGAAGGACATCTTCAAGTTCTGGCGCGATCCTCGACTGCTGACGCACCGGGACGGGTCGGCAATGAACTTCAAGGACAAGCGGGACCGTCGCCGGGTCCTCGCGCACGTCTACGGCGGAATCACGCACATCTCCCTCGGGTCGATCGAGGCTGAGTGCAACGACCTGATGACGGTGGATCCGGCGCAGGCGGCGCGGTTCTTCGGGAACCTGCCAGAGCGTGGCCAAGGCGCGTGGATGCCGGACGGGTTGTGGGAGGGCGCATATGGCGCGCCCCTGGCTTCCTGAGCCGCCACCGGGCACGCAAGTCGCGCTCGGGTTCGACGGTTCGGACGTGGACGACTGGACGGCGTTGCGGGCTGAGACTCGTGACGGATTTCAGTTCACGCCGCGGTTCGGGCCGGCCAAGATGCCGACGATCTGGAAGCCGTCGCTGTCGGGCGGTCGGGTTCCTCGCGCCGAAGTGACGTTGGCGGTGCGGGAAGTGTTCGCCCGGTTCGACGTGGCGCTCATGTACGCGGACCCTCCCCGGTGGGAGACCGACGTCGACCAGTGGGCGATCGAGCATGGGGAGAAGGTCGTCCTCGAGTGGGCGACCTACCGGCCCAAGCAGATGCATGAAGCCCTCGAGCGGTTCCTGACCGACCTGCAGGCCGGACGTATCCGGCACGACGGGTGCCCCGACACCGACCAGGCCATGGCGAACGCTCGCAAGGTCGCCCGAACCTCTGACCGCTACATCCTGTCCAAGCCTTCGCAGGTGCAGAAGATCGACCCCGCGATGGCGTCCGTGCTCGCCCATGAGGCCGCTGCCGAAGCGCGTGCGGACGGCTGGGCTGACGCACCGTCTTACGTCTACGTGTCCTGACCGGAAGGAGGCCGCTCGTGGCATTGACCGCCCAAGAGGCCGCGCAGAAGGTCAGGGAACTGCTCAAGGAGCTCGGTCGTCGTCGGCCGGACGTGGACAAGCGGGATCGCTACTTCGAGGGTGAGCAGCCGCTCGCCTACGCCTCGGACGAGTTCAAGAAGTTTCACGGGTCACGGTTCGCGGGATGGTCGGACAACTGGTGCAGTGTGGTCGGTTCGGCTGCTGCGGAGTTGACCGAGTTTGCGGCGATCCGTCTCGGGGATGACGTGACCGCCCTTGACGCTGAGGAGCGGTCGCTTCTGCTGGACTGGCAGCGCCTCGACGGCCCGGCCTTGCAGGCTCAAGGGCTCCTGTCGAGTGCGGTGACGTCTCGTTCGTTCGCGCTCGTGTGGGGCGACCGGGACGGCGAGCCGCTGTTGACGTGGGAGCACGCCTCCCAGGCGATCGTGGACTACGACCCGGAGACGCGGCGCGCTGTGGCTGGGTTGAAGGCGTGGCGAGACGACAAGCGCGAGCACGCGACGCTCTACACCGACGACGAGGTGTGGAAGTTCGAGCGCGACCTGAGTGTGTCCACGGACAGCGGCCTGATCCTGCCGTATTCGCTGCCCGGTGGGTGGCGGTTGCGGGAGACCAGCGAGCCGAACCCGATGCGCAACCCGCTCGGGGTGATGCCGCTCGTCGAGTTCGGGAACCGCCCGGTGTTGGGCAAGGGCCCCGTGAGCGACATCGCGGGGACGATGGCCATGCAGGACGCGATCAACCTCATGTGGGCGTACCTGTTCGGCGCGGCTGACTATGCGTCGATGCCGGCGCGGGTCGTGATGGGTCAGGAGCCGCCGAAGGTTCCGATCCTCAACGAGCAGGGCCAGAAGGTCGGCGAGCAGACCGTTGACCTCGAGCAGTTGAAGAAGGGCCGGCTGCTGTGGCTGACAGGTCAGGGCACCACGATCGGGCAGTGGGACTCGGCCAAGTTGGACGTGTTCACTGAGGTCATCAAGGTGATGGTGAAGCACACGGCGTCGCAGACGAAGACGCCCGTCAACTACATCACTGGCGAGATGAACAACGTCAACGGCGAGGCGCTGACAGCGTTGCGGCTGCCGTTGGTGATGAAGGTCCGTGACGGTCACAAGCATCTGCGTTCGCCGCAGCGTGAAGTGTTCCGACGCATCGCGCTGGTACGCGGCGATGCCGCCGTGGCTGAGGCGTGCCGGACCGCTGACATTGGCTGGACTAACCCGGAGACCTCGAGCGACTCCCAGACCTCTGACGCGGCGTTGAAGGACAAGCAGATCGGGTGGTCCGCTGCGGGCATCCTCGAGCGCCGCTACGGGATGAACCAGACCGAGATAGATCGTGAGTTGGCGCGCCGGATCGACGAGGCCAACGACCCGCTCCTGGCTGACTTGCTGCGTCCTCCGGTGGCTGCCGGTGTTGGCGTCGGCTGAGGCGCATTACGTCCGTCAGCAGCGGATCACGGCTGCCGCGCTCACGGCGGCTCGTCGGGCACGGTTTGGGTCGCTGGATCGGCTGGTCGCGGTCGTGGCTGCGGGGCAGGTGTTGGCGGCGCGGGATTCTGCCGCGTCAGTGCCTCTGATGCTGGCGGAGCAGGGCATCGAGACAGACGTTGCCGGGGTGGTGTCGGCTCGGGCTCTGGCTGGGTCGGCCTCGGATGGTCGCGGCCTGCGTGGGCTGTTGGACTTCACACGGGATCCGCGAGTGACGGACTATCTGTTCGGGTTGATCGTCTCGACCCAGTTGCAGGACGCGGCCCGTGGGGCAGCGTCGGTGGCGATCGCTGCCCGTCCGAAGGTGACCGGCTACGTGCGGATGCTCAACCCGCCGTCATGCTCACGCTGTGCGGTCCTCGCGGGTCGCCGGTATCGGTGGAACGCGGGCTTCGAGCGGCACCCGAAGTGTGACTGCCGGCATGTCCCGGCGAGCGAGGACACCGCTGGCGACCTGACGACGAACCCGCACGCCTACTTCGAGTCGCTGTCGAAGGCTGAGCAGGACAGCGCGTTCACGAAGGCTGGGGCGCAGGCGATCCGCGACGGTGCCGATGCGGGGCAAGTCGTCAATGCTCGCCGCGGGATGGAGACCGCCCAGAGGGGCCGGCTCACCCGAACGAAGGCATTCGGGCAGGACCTGTACGTGACCAGCGAGGGCATGACCAAGCGTGGGACTGCCTATGCGGCTCGTGGCGGCAAGAAGGTCCGCCTGATGCCCGAGTCGATCTATGAACTCGCCGAGGACCGGGCGGACGCGATCCGCCTGTTGAAGGCGCACGGCTACATCACGTAGCCCACATGAGCCACCCTGCCGCGCAAAGCGGACGGGCCAACCCGCAAGGGGAACCTGATGAGCACGACACCGACCGCTCCCGCCGCTCAGTCGACTGGCGACGGCAGCACGCCCACCCCGCAGGCACCCGCCGCACAGGCCACTCCTGCGGAACCCACGTCCACGTCCCCTGCTGCCGACGAGGCTGCGCTCGGGGATGCGGGCAAGAAGGCGCTCGACGCCATGAAGGACAAGTGGCACGCATCACGCGACGAGGCGGCGAAGTTCAAGGCCGACCTCGAGGAGTTGCGGGCCAAGGTCGACGGCAAGGAGAAGGAACTCGCGTCGGAGCGGGAGCGTGCAGCCGTGGAGGCTGCGGCGCTGTCCAAGGCGAACGAGCGGATCCTTGCCGCCGAGATTCGAGCAGCCGCAGCGGGGAAGTTGAACGACCCGGCTGATGCGCTGCGCTACCTGGACACCGCGAAGTTCGAGGTGTCCGACGACGGGTCTGTGGACTCTGCCGCCATCGCGGCGGCGATCACGGACCTCACCAGTTCCAAGCCCTACCTGGCCGTGCAAGACGGGACGAGGTTCCAGGGCGGCGCTGACGGTGGACCTCGCAACGGGGTCACGCCACTGACGGCCTCCGAGCAGATCAGCGCAGCCGAGGCGGCTGGCGACTGGACAACGGCTCGGCAGCTGAAGGCGGCGAGTCTGGCCAACCTCAAAGACAACCAGTCAGCCAACGGCTGACTCTTCCCTGAAGGAGAAACACCATGGCATCTGTTGCCGGGCAGGGCACCACGTACAACCTGCCGAACTACACGGGCGAACTGTTCCAGATCAGCCCGTCCGACACCCCGTTCCTCGCCGCGATTGGTGGCCTCAACGGGGCCGCGACGACGTACTCGACCGAGTTCGAGTGGCAGACCGCGGACATTCGTGCGACCAGCGCGGGGAACACTCAGGTGGAGGGTGCCGACGCGCCCACCGCCAACGAGCAGTCCCGTGCCAATGTCACGAACGTCGTCGAGATCCACCAGTCTCAGGTCAACGTGTCGTACAGCAAGCAGGCTGCCCGTGGCCTGAAGGCGGGCTCGAACAACGACCTGACGAACCCGGTCACCGACGAACTCGGCTACCAGATCGACCAGGAACTCATGGCGATGGCGGTCGACGTCGAGAAGTCGTTCGTGTCGGGCGTCTACGCGAAGCCTGCGAACAACTCCACTGCCCGGAAGACCTGCGGCATCCTGTCGGCCATCTCGACCAACGTGTCCGCGAACGGCGGCACGGGCCGGGCTCTGTCGAAGACGATCGTCGACACCTTCCTTGCGACGATGTTCACCAACGGGTCTCCGCTGCGGCAGGCGACGACCGTGTTCATGGTCGGCTCGGGGCAGAAGATTGCCCTGTCCAACCTGTACTCGACCGCCGTGCTCAACGCCCCGACTCAGACCCGCAATCTCGGTGGCGTGGCGATCGACACGATCATCACAGACTTCGGCACCTTCGGCGTGATGCTCAACCGGTGGATGCCCGCCGGGCAGATTGCCGTCGTTGACCTCGGCGTCTGTCAGCCGGTGTTCCTCGAGGTCCCCGGCAAGGGTCGCCTGTTCGTCGAGCCGCTGGCGAAGACGGGCGCGTCGGACAAGTACCAGCTCTACGGCGAGGTTGGCCTGAAGTACGGGCCGGAGATCTACCACGGTCTCATCAAGGACCTGACCTGATGGCTGAGTTCAAGTCCCCTCACGCTTTCCTGATCCTGCAGGACGAGGACGGCGTGTGGGGGCAGTTCGTGGACGGCTCGCTGGTCACGGACGACCCGGCCATAATCAAGCGCCTGGAGTCGGCTGAGGGCGTGGAGCGGGTCGACGCTCCCGCCCGCAAGCAGGCGGCGAAGAAGTGACGAGGGGAGGTCGGTCATGGCTCTGACTCCGTTGGCTGGTATGCCCGACCTCCTCGCGCACGCTCCTGCAGGGTTCTCCCCCGACATGTCGAAGGCGTTGGCCAAGTTGGATGCCGCGTCCGACGCGGTGCGGGATGCTGCCGGGTCGCCGATCACGCAGGCCGAGTCGACGGTGAGGATCGTTGCTGCGGGCTGCGGGTCGTGGCTGGACCTGCCGGGTAAGCCGGTCGTGTCGGTGTCGTCGGTGACGATCGAAGGCGAGCCGGTCACCGGGTGGCGGCTGCTCGGGTCGCGCCTGTATCGGGCGGGTGAGTGGGCGCATGGTGGCCCGGTCGAGGTTCAGGTCACGATGGTGCACGGCTTCGCGGAAGCGCCCGCTGACGTTGTTGCGCTCGTGTGCGACTTCGCCATTGCGGCGCTGTTGAACGAGTCGGGTGCTCGGGCTGGTGTCACTTCGCAGGGCTACTCGATCGACGACTACCGGGAGAATCTGGCATTCGACCAGGGCCCGCACGGGACGTCCTCGGTGATCGAGATTCCTGCCGGGACGCGGGCGATGCTGCGACAACGCTTCGGTGCTGCCGCGTTCGTCACGGGCGCGTCATGACTTTGCTGGCGCGTGGCCGCAGTCGCGCTGAGTCGCGCATGGCCACGGACGGGTGCACGATCACGCGCCCGACTGCCGCTGACGACGCATGGGACGCCGCAGCGGGCTCCTACACCCCTGCCGCGGCTCCCGTGATCTACACAGGTCCGTGCCGGGTGCGGAACTCTGCCGCGAATCCGCAGGCCGCTGACGCTGGTGAGGCGTTGTGGGCTGCGGACCTGATCTATGTGCACCTTCCCGTCGCTGGGTCCGGTCAGGTGCGGGACGGCGACCTCGTGACGATCACGGCCTGCCAGAACGACCCGTCCGCGGTCGGTCGAGAGGCGACGGTGGAGGGCCTGCACTTCCAGACGAACGCGACCGCCCGCCGCCTCCCGTGTCGTCTGGTGACTCGCGATGCCTGAGTGGGACACGTCGGAGGTTCATGCGCTCGCGGCCCGGTTCCGCGCTGCCCCCCCGAAGGCGATGGCGGCGATTGTGCCGGTAGCCAACAAGGCCGGCGTGAACATGAAGCGTGACATGAAGCGTGCCGCGTCAGGGCACAGCCACCTGCCCGGACTGTCTCGTGCGGTGTCGTACGACGTGGAGTCGTCCCCGGCCGAGGTGAAGGTCACGGTGGGTTTCGACAAGCGTGGCCAGGGCAACTTGGCCAATATTGCCGCGTTCGGGTCGGTCAACAATGCGCCGGTCATGGACATCATGGTCCCGCTCGCCTCTGAGGTGCCGAACTTCATGCGGTGGGCGGCGAAGGTGGTCGGGGAGTCGATGAAATGACGCTCGTCGAGGACGTTGCCGCTCGCCTGAGGGCTCAGGTGCCGTCACGCGCCGTCTACGAGCTTGCGGTCCCTGATGGCCCGCTCCCTACGGCCTATCTGCTGTTGCGTGCGGCGCCTTCGGATGAGGCTGGGCAGCGGATGACTGACACGACGGATCACGTCATGTGGACGGTGCGTGTGCTGTCGGTGGCGCGTCACGTGGACCCGTTCAAGGCGGCTCGCACCGCGGACGTGGGGTCGTCGATGGCGCGCACTGCGCTGCGGGACTACCGGCCGTTGCTGGGGCCGTGGCGGATGCGTTTCGAGTTGTCAGCGGATGCGTACCGGGACGAATCGCTGCCCGAGACAACGTTTGTGGCTGCGATCCAGTACGCGGTTCGCACCTCCCTGAACTGACCCACCTAAACCCCATCACCCCGTGAGAAAGGGGCTCTTCGTCATGCCCGATTTCGTCCGTGTGCGCGCCGAGAACGGTGCAGAGATCTCCATCCCCGCTTCTCTTGCGGAGGCAGCCGGCGTGAAGCCGCTGACGAAGCCGGCCATCGGGAACGACGGCCGTCCGCTCACCACCAAGCTCCGCGTCTCCAAGGGCGCGGTATCAGCCGACCACATCCACCCCGAGGCGTCCACTGCCTCCGATGCCCAGGAGGGCTGACCTGTGCCGACCATCATCACTGGCGTTGCATCCGACGAGACGGTTTCCGTCAAGTGGGTCCCGACGATCGCCGACGTGAACGCGCCGAAGTTGGCGACTGAGATCAACGCGGCTACGTCCGTCACGTTGGAATGCCTCCTGACGGAGACCTTCTCCCCGGACGCTTCTGCCGAGGTGGGCGAGGTGCGCCGCATGTGCTCCAAGCAGGTGCAGCAGCGCGGCGGGACCGTCACCCTCACCATCGAGGACCTGATCTACGCCTACGACCCGCAGGGGCTCGCGTCGGCCGCCATCAACAAGGCGTACGCCGCGCTCGTGGAGGGCGCCAAGGGCTACCTGGTGGTCCGGTGGGGCAAGCACGTGGACACGGCGTGGGCGGTCGGCGACAAGGTCGACGTGTGGCCGGTGGAGATCTCCTACGGCCCGGTGAAGCTCGCGCCGGAGGCGAACTCGGAACTCAAGGCGAAGTCTGGCGTCCTCGTGACGGGGACCCTCGCCCCTGACAAGGCGCTCGTCGCCTAGTCCCCATGACTGGTGGCGGGCGCGTTCCCCGGCTGAGGCGCGCCCGTCACCTTCGCTCAGCCGTCATCAGCCGATCAGCCACAAGGAGCACCCGTGTCATCATCCGAGCCGACCGAGATCCCCGACCTTCGAGCCTTGCTCGCTGAGGCGTCCAGGCCGTCTGCGACCGTGACGGTGCCCATCAAGCAGGGCCTGCGGGAGAAGATCGAGGCAGCCGAGGCCGAACTGGAAGCGCTCGCTGAGAGCGGCGGCACAAAGCGCATGGGTGCGAAGTCCCCCCTGAGTGTGGCCGCGCAGAAGGTCCGGGAACTCGAGGCCGAGATGGCTGCCTCCGCGCTCACGTTCACGTTCGAGGCGTTGACGCACTCCGAGCGTGACCAGATCCGGCAGGACATGAGGGGCCGTGACAACCCCGACGAAATGAACCTGCGGGCTGTCGCCGCCATGTGCCGGAAGGTCACCGGTCCTGACGGCGTCGTGTACGCCGACACGATGACGTGGGAGGACTTCGCCGCGTTGCGTGACGCGATCGGGGTGCACACCTTCGCACTCACCGTGGACGCTGCTGCGGATAGGGCCGCCGGCGGCCAGTGGTCGGTCCCTTTCTCGCGCAGTGCCTCGCACATCCTCGAAACCGCGACGTAGCGCTTGAGGTGGCGGCAGCGATGCGCCTGGGAGTGCCACTTTCTGTGGCCCGAGGGTCGCGACTGCCGGGCGAGGCGTGGTCTTCTCGGGACTGGGCGCTTGCGCAGGCCGCTGACATGCTTGATCGGGCACGCTGTCCGGGGTGTGGGCATCCGACGTGGCTTTCACATGATCCTGCTCTAGAGCGGAAGTGGACGTCGCCGGCGCCAGATCGTTGTCACGCCTGCACGGCGGTGGCGAAGCGGCAGAAGCAATACGAGGGCGATGACGTCAAGCACCGTCAAGCGCTCACGTTTCGCGCTGAACTTCCGATCTAGCGTCGGTCGCTCTTGGGTTTGCCGAGGTTCTTGGACTCGACGTAGAGCCACCCGGCGAGACCCGCGGCCGCCACGGCATACCCGATCAGTTTCGTCATGACGCCGGGGTCTGGCAGCACCTCGCACAGTGCGATCCAAGCCAGGCCGAGGAGCAGTAGCCCAAGCCACTGGAAGCGCTGCGGTATCCGATCCATGCCCACACCGTACCGAAAGAGGTGCCTGCATGGCCGCGTCTGATCAGACCGTGAAGGTCACCCTGGTCGCGGTGAGCGGCCCGTTCAACAAGGGCATGGCTGAGGCGTCGTCAGCGACGTCGAAGTTGGGCAAGGATCTTGACGGCACGGCGGCGAAGTCCAAGGGCATGGAGTCTTCCTTGTCCGGGTCATCTGCCGCGCTCAAGGGCATGGCCGCTGGGGCCGCTGCGGTGGCCGGGACCGCTCTCGTGGCGTTCCTGCGGGACACGGTCCGCGCAGCCGGCGACCTTGAGCAGTCCGTTGGTGGGGTCGACGCCGTGTTTGGCAAGTCGGCAAAGAAGATCCACGACTTCGGGAAAGGCAGCGCTGACGCGGTCGGGCTCTCGACCAACGAGTTCAACAAGCTCGCCACGGTCACTGGTGCGCTCCTCAAGAACAAGGGGCTTGATCACTTCGAGCAGAAAACCCTCGACCTGGTGAAGATCGGCGCCGACCTGTCCGCGACCTACGGCGGCACCGCGAAGGATGCCATTGAGGCGCTGAACGCGGCCATGCGTGGCGAGTCTGACCCGATCGAGCGGTACGGAATCAGTCTCAACGAGACGGCGGTGAA